GCGTATCACAATCTGATACACTTACCCTCAGTGGAGCTTTGGCCGGTCGGTGACCGTGAGCTAAGGCCGCTGCCCGGTAGGGGTCGGCATCCCTGCTGTGTAGATGCCAGCAATGCACACCAACCTTCCGTATCCACACCTCCGATGGATGCGCGTAACTGATGGAGAGACCAACATGAGTGAGTCCGACGAGTTCCTTTCTGATGAGGACAATGGCCTCGACCCCAACATCCGAGCAGAACTTCGGAAGTCACGGGAGCGAGCGAGGGAAGCAGAGACTGCCAAGGCAGAACTTGAAGCCCTCAAGCGTGATCTAGCGTTCACGAAGGCCGGAGTCCCCGAGACTGGCGTAGGCGCTCTTCTCCGCAAGGCGTACGATGGAGACACCGACCCCGACGCAATCCGCAAGGCTGCTGAGGAATACGGGATCACCGGAGCAAGCCACCAGGAGCAGAACGGCGAGCTGGATGAGGTCCGTGAGGAACTTGAGCGTCACCGGAACATCGCTGGTGCCACTGGTACGAACCAGTCGGGGCCAAGCAAGGAGCAGGAGCTTCTCGCAGCGATCCAAGGTAGGACGAACTGATGGCGGTCATTGACAGTCTCGGCAACGATGCCGGACTGTTCTCTCCCGCTATGCGCTGATCCATCGGGCAATGTCCTTAGGAGGACAAACCGATGGCTATTGCCAACACGACCAACACGGGTAACCTGGCTCTTGCTCAGGCTGCCTACGACCGGCTGGCGCGTTTCGCGCTTCGCCCTGAGCTTTACTTCGACAATGTTGCCGATGTGAAGCCGACCAACCAGTCCATGCCTGGTGCATCGGTCACGTTCCCGATCATCTCGGACCTTGCCGTCCAATCTTCCCCGCTGAACGAGTCCACCGATGTCACTCCGGTTGCGATGTCCGAGTCCAACATCACGGTGACGCTTGCTGAGTACGGTAACGCCGTTCTCACGACCGCCGCTCTGCGTGGTGAGTCGTACGTCGAGATCGACCCCATCGTCGCCAACGTCATCGGCTACAACGCTGGCGTGAGCATCGACGAGGTCGCTCGTGACACCCTCAAGGCTGGCACCAACGTCGCCTACTCCAACGGCAAGACCTCCCGTGTGAACATCGCTTCCACTGACGGCCTGCTGTCGGCTGACATCCGTGCGGCCAAGGCCCGTCTCCGCAGCCAGAACGTCCCGACCTTCGGTGGCTACTACACGGCCTACATCCACCCGAACGTCGCGTACGACTTCACCGCTGAGACTGGTGCAACCGGATGGCGCGTGCCTCACGACTACGCGCAGCCTGGTGAGATCTGGGGCGGCGAGCTGGGTGCCTTTGAGGGCTTCCGGTTCATCGAGACGCCTCGCTCGCCAGTGTTCCAGGGTTCGGGTTCGTCCACTGGAACCGTTGGTGCCAACGTGTTCGCCACCCTCTGCGTTGGGCGTCAGTCGCTCGCAAAGGCGTGGAGCATGGTCGATGGCAACACCGAGCAGCCGCACGTCGTTCCCGGTCCGATCACCGACTTCCTTCGTCGGTTCGTGCCGTGGGGCTGGTACTGGCTGGGTGGCTACTCCATCTACCGTCAGGCTGCCGTGCAGCGCATCGAGTCCGGTTCGAGCCTCACCTACAGCGACCCGACCATCGACCAGTAGTAACTAGGGACGGGACGGAGTCATCGTGAGCTTCCAAGGCCAGTGTGCCCACTGTGGATCGTTTGATCTCATGGCTGGGCAGGACATGTACCAATGTCTCAAGTGTGGCTACCACACTACTGCCGAGGGAACCACGGTGGCTCCGCCCACCCCTAGTGAGATGCCGTCCTGGTTTGGGCGGCGCAACATCGACGGCGATCAGTACGACAGTCAGGAGTCCTAAATGGGCGTCTCATCCCCGACGGGGAATGGCGAGAAGCGTGGCATGGAGTGGGCCGGTCAGCCCGGTACTCCTGCGTACACTTCCCGCCCAGCGTTCGCCAAGGCGAACAGCGACAGTGCCAAGTTCACCGGCATCCGTGGTCACCAGAACGACCGTGCTGCCGATGGTTCCACCGACATGAAGGCGAGTCCGATCCGATGAGTGGCTACACCCGCACAGGAAGCACCCCCGTGATGTCCAAGGAGGACATGAGCGGGCACATGAACTACGACTACACCCACCCCAACGTGATTCAGACTTCGGCCAAGCCCGGTGGTCTGCGTGGCGTGGAGACGAACACGGCTCGTGACGTGAAGCTCCCGGTCGTCATCCAAGATGTCACTGGCGAGCCCCACGGGACCGTCACCGTTCCCGACCCCGGCGAGCGGGCACACTTCAAGGTGCGTGAGGGCTGATGATGCGTAACGATCAGACCGACACCTGCCACGGCACTTGTGAGGCAGACTGCTCTGTCTGCAATGCCATCTACGAGCCGAACTTCAAGCCGGTTGATGTCCGTATGACGATGATGGGCGCACCAGACCCCAAGCTCGTTGGCACCGGAGATCCGGGTAGCAACACTTACCGATAGGAGCGTTCATGGCCCGTTTGCGGTTTGACGCAGTACGAGGCGAGCTGAGTGCTTCGATCGGGACAACCGACACGGTCATCACTTCTCCTGGCCTGTCACGTCTTGGTACTGTCTCGTCGCCAGATGTAGCACTGGTCTGCATCTACGCGACCGACAACAACGGGAACATCACCAACGCCGAGAACGTCTACGTCACGTCGCACGTTGCTGCATCTTCCGTAGCCACTGTCACCCGTGCTGGTGACGGCACCACAGCGCAGGCTTGGTCATCTGGCACCGCATGGACCCACGGGTTCGGCGTGGCTGACGTGGCTGACGTTGAATCCCTCACCACCGCCGAGACTGCCCGTGCCGAGGCCGCTGAGACATCTCTTGCAGGTTCCATCACTGGTGTCCAAACAAACCTGACAGCGGAGGTCACTCGGGCCACCACCGCTGAGGCTGCCCTCGCCCCCATCGACAACCCGACGTTCACCACCAAGATCACCACGCCCGCTGCATCGGTCACGGGCTTCACTGGCGCTACCACCCCCACTCGCTACGTCGGAGGCGTGAACGGCGCTGCACCGACCACTGGTGTCTTTCAAACGGGTGATTACGTTGTTGACGCGACCGGAACAATTTGGGTGTGCACGACTGCTGGCACTCCCGGCACCTGGACAAGCGTTGGCTCGGGCGGCATCTCATCGGTGAGTGCTGCCGACTCCACCCTCTCAATCATAACCTCTGGCGGCAACGTCACGGCCAAGATCCCGTCATCCGTGGCGCTACCCGGTTCGCCCACCACGACGACGCAGAACGCCGGTGACAATTCGACCAAGATCGCCACCACCGCTTTCGTCGGCGGGGCGGTTCCGTTCCTTAACGCTTCAACGTATGGCGTCTCTACTTCTTCAAGCGACAACACTGCCGCACTCAACGCGTGGTTTGCTGCTTGTAGCTCAACTGGTCGCGAAGGTTTCGTCGATGCGGGCACATACTCGTACACAGGCCAACTGAATCTTGCAAACAACATCGTGATCCGAGGGGCCTCGCCCTCGGGATATTCGGCTTTCATAGGTTCGCAATTGAAATACACTGGGACTGGCGGTAAAACCACTACGTCTGCAACCGCCAATGCTGGAACGACTTCGGTGGCCGTGAACACAGGCACGCTCACGGCAGGGTCAGCAGGTTCGCCCATCGTCGGCACCATTGAAACAAAATTGGGCAACCAGTCGATTTCCTATTACGTTTCAGGTGGAGTACTCACTCTTACGACGGGAACTTTTATTGGTGACGTTGCGTCGGGCGCTCGCATTTGGAACAAGGCTGTCAACGGCAACGGACTTCACGGAATCGTTTTCCATGACATTTCGTTCAACTCGTCAAACACTTCGTTCGGCGGTGTCCTTCTTGACCTTTCCGGATCAAGCGCCGCGCTTTCGTCACACATTCGGTTCAACGGTGGCGGCGTAAGCTCTTACACGGGCAATACGGTTTGTACTCTTGTGCAAGTCAACAACTGTTATTCCGTCTCATTTAGCAACACTAAGTTCGCTGGCGGATATACGGCCATTGAGGGCGTGTCATCAACAAGCGGCACCACGAACGTGGACTACAACTTCACTAACGGACTTGTGGTCGATTCCGGCTGTCACTTTGACCACTTGGCCGGTCCAATCATTCACAACCCCGGCTCAGGGGCAACGATTGTGGCACCCGTAGCAGAACCAAACGATTCTGCTGCGGCTAATTTCATTACTGCTGACGCCGACTCGGGTTCAACTAGACTAAACGATGCCTGTCTTATGCTCGGCGGTTGGCTTGGTGATGCCACTTCTGGATCTTGGATCAACTGGCGAGGCGGGTCATTTACCTCAATCGGAGTTGCGTACGGCTTTCAATGTCCAGCCGTCAACATCACCGGCACCACGACCACAGTCAACGTCCAGGGCGGCTCGATACAGTCCGATGGTGCTATCGGCATTCAAGGCAACGGCTATGTAATCAAGTCGCTGGTCGCATTGGGCATTGCATGGGGGCCAACCACGACTCGCTTCGGTGGACTCGGTTCAGTGACTAATCCGATCTACGAAGATTCGGCGGGTTCAACCACGTTTGCGAGCCTTGCTGCATCTTCCGTCAGTGCCACAACGGTCTCAGTGGCGGGCGGTGCGGCCCCCAACCTTGCATCTGCGGCTGACGCATACCAAGCCGGATCATCGGCGGGAACCGCCATTAGCAACCAAAACTGCACCGACGTTTTTGACTCGTCTTATGCTTTTTACGGCACAGCCGGAAGTCTCAAACTAACGGCAACCGGCGCAAACCCTTCTACGGTGATTGGTGGCTACAGGGGGGCAAACTGGTACGGCGTCACTGCGGCGCAAGCATTCAACATCCCAGCAACGGCAGGCTTGACGTACACGTCAGAGCACACGATCAAACCAACAGATGCTCAGGCAGTAAGTACACCGGGTTCGTGGCGTTCTTCTGTGAGATTTGTGGCCGTTGACGCAATGACCATCAACCAAGCAGTTGTCTCGGGCGGAAACCTCATAACGTATTCGTTTACTGGAATGTCAGCAGGGCTCGCCGCCAACTTTACTGCTGGCATGAGTATCCAGATAGTTGGATTTGCGTATTCGGCTCTCAACTCCGGCTCGGTCACTATTGCCTCGGTCACAATAAATGGCACTTCTGGAACTTTTACAGTTGCGGGTTCTGGTTTGACCAACGGCACCTATACTGCGCTTGCTACTGGATACAGTTATGTCGGAAACAGCGTCACGCTTTTGAACTACCTGCCCTCTTTTGTCGCCATTTCTTCAACCGGCCCTACGCAAGTATCTGCGACTCAAGCTGCACCGTCGGGCACTACTCACGTTGTATCCAACCTTTACAGCAGCGGCGTTTCCTCTGGCGTTTGGAATCACTCGCTTTTCGGCATTCAACAAAGTTCTTCAAGTCTTTGGACTGCACCAAGTCAAAGCACTACCGCTCAGATCAACGCCACTGGTTTTTATGGAGCAGGGCAAAAGGGAACAGCGTTTGCTCCTGGCAGCGTAGGCACCGACCTTGCAACTGTTTCGCAGATCCCGACCGCACTCCCTCCGAATGGCACGGCAGGAGGCGACCTCACCGGGACGTACCCAAACCCGACAATCGGCTACACCTCGAACTTCATCACGCAGGCGGAGAAGGCTTCTCAAGGATGGATGCCGTCAAACCAGGGGAACCTCAAAGCATGGACGGGAGACGTCGCCAACGCTACGACGAACCAGCTTCTCAGTAACTTTGCAGCTTCAGGAGTTCTTATCCTCCAGGGAGTCGTCATCTCAAATGTTCCGGCAGGCGGATCTTTGACGATCTCGAACATTCTTGTCTTTCTCACCGCCGTCGGAGCGACGCTTACCTCCGGTCAGAACTTCATCGGTCTTTATAACTCTGCTGGGACGCTTCTCGGGACGAGCGCCGACCAGTCTACGAACTGGACAACCTCGTCAGGAACACTAAAGACCGCAGCTCTGACGACTCCGTACGCCGTCACGAGTCCCGGCGTCTACTACGTCGGTCTTATCTGGAATGGGACCACCGCGCCGACCTTCTACGGATTCTCGTCAAGTGCTTCCGCGATGCTCAATATGGGAGCGAACGCAACAAGCGCCGGAACCCTTGCCGGCGGTAATAGGTCGATGAACGTTGGATCGGGATTCACAACTCTGCCGGGGTCGATCTCTGGCACGCCGTCGGCTGCCCCCCGCCTTCTCGGTATCGGTCTCACGTGATGAGCGATTCCTCGGAAACATGGGTTGGATGGACGACCCCTGACGGCGGCACAACGTGGGTCGCTTCGGTGGTGACTCCGTAATGTTCACTTCACCGTACGCAGCTTCAACCTACGCAGATGGCGCTGAGGGCAGCGGTCCTCTGTACCACTTCCAACCTCCGCAGGTGAATGACATCCCCTGGTATCTCCCGACCAGTCACGGCCCAGCGGTTGCGCTCTACAAGCACTACCGTCTCAAGTCTCGTGGCGTCAACGTGTTCGTTCTCAGCGATGGCACGGTTGTCCAAGATACTGCGACACCTGAGAACTCCAACACCAACATGCCGTTGCCGTGGATTCTCAACGACCCTCTCAACGAGTATTCGTACGTCACGAACTGGGATGGGTCCATCACGAACACTTATCTTGACCCCCACATTGTGTATGTTTATGAGGGTGGACACGTCCACACGATCAACCAGACCGAAGCCGAGTTTCTGAGCGCAGCCGGATACTCCGATTCGATCACGGCGCTGTAGGAGGATCATGCCGTACAAGGAACTCGCAGGAGTCTTGAACCAACTTGCAGGCACCGTCGGCCTTGAGGCTGCTGGTGCAGCTAACC